CGTCACCAGTGGCCTCGGTAAATTCCCAAGCCGCAGTAGCGCCAAGAGTCGCGGCCAACTGGAAGGACGTTGGACGAAGCAGCAGATTGTTCTGAAGCAGCCCAGTCATCTCAATTCCTATGGATCACGGATCGACGATGTAGCCCACAACGCCTGCGTTGATCGTGCCGCTTGCACCTGTCACGACGATCGGCATAGCTGATACGCCAGACGCCATCTCCTTGGATCGCCATCCTGAGTACGAATCCTGTCCGAATAGATGGCTGAATCCACCGTTAGCTGGATTCTTATAGCGGTATATGATGTTGGCATCATCAGCACTGTTGTCGTCATCGGCATCGATCCAGACGTACAAATCGCCAGCTGCACTGTCGTTCGCCCAGACGGTGGTGATCACATACGAACTGCCCTCAACCAAGGCTGGCGTGTTACCAGCGGCGTCAAACAGATCTAGATCGCTCGCCGTGCCTGAGAAGTTTTTGTACGCTCGAAAATATCTCATGTCGAAAACCTTTTAATGCCCCCGCCCCCCTGGTGAAGGGGCGAGGGCTCAAGGAGGAAACACCTCTTATCGCTCTTGCGCGATGAAATACCAGTCAAGGCTCAGGATCGGATCATCAGTACCCTCGGATTGGCAGCAGAATGTTGCTGCCATCTCAGTGGTAGGAGTATGCGTTGAACCTGTCGTGATGCCTGTACCGCCTACACCATTGATCAACGGGGTGATCGTATCGAGTCCATTAGCATAGAACTCGAGAATGATGTAAGTGTCCTCGACTAACGTCGTCACGGTCGAAACGGAAGTCCTAGCACCACCCTTCTCGGCAACGAAGTCAACGCGACCTGACGCTGCCGCCAGAGTGGCCTGATTCATCTCGAATCCGATGTGGTCGGTACTGGTATTATCGCCAGCATCGAACATAGTCGTGTCCAAAATGGACAGACCTGCGAATATCTGGCTTTTCGAGATCGTGTCGGTGACCTTTAATCTACAGCCAAAGATCAGACCTTTGTTTGCAGCAGGCAAAATGGTCTCGGTCTTATGCTGAACTTGGGCACCTTGGTCAGCAGTTCCAGAATTTGAGTCGATTTGCAGAATTCCGAATGCGCCATCAATTACATCCGCCGTTCCAGTGGTACCGCCACCTAAGCTATTACTAACGACGTAATCGTCATCTGCATCGAACGATGAAAAGTCATCTGTCTCGACGTACCAATTCCGGTACGAGCTAGACAGAGCCTCTTGGGATCCTCGCGAGAGCAGTTTGACCATATGCTCCGCGTTAACTGGGAGAGTCATAATATCTTCCTTTGCTCTGGAGGTTAAGAAGCATCAACGTGAATCACGCCAGCGCAGTACGGTGAGAGTATTCCCGCACCGTGCAGGATTTGCGCCTTGACAAACGTCGTATTACGACGGTGGTCGTCTTCGATGTGTGTCTGGACGCCGCCAGCGTGAACGTACCCGATCGCTGCGTTGCCTTCGCCGGCTCCGCACAGCGCCAGTGCTACTGGCTCGCCTTCACCACTGCCGTCGAATGCAGCTTCGATCTGATATTTCGACGGCCCAGTTGTGACGCTGGAGTTCGGGATGTGGTTGGTCATCACCACGGTGAATCCTTCGAGGATTCCGATCGCACGCTCGTTCAACGAGTTCGGAACACGCGACAGGTCTCGATCGAAGATCGCCGAGTTGGTGATGAACGAAAGGACGCGCCGAGCCTGCGGAGTAATCAACAGGAATCGGTTCATCGGTCCTTCCGGTACATTGTCGATATCCATCAGACTGGCCAGTTCCGCCACATCGCTGCGGAAATTATCCGCACCCGTGGCTGTGGGCGGGTAAGCGCCCGTGGAACCGTAAGCGCCTTGCGCATCTACACGCTCGACGACGTTGCCAGCAGGATAGACACTAAGACCATCCTTGTTGAGCGCCGCCGTATAGGCTGCGTTCAGGCCAACGATGATCATCTTCTTATCGAAGTACACAGCCAGACTTCGACCAACTGATGCAGCTACCTGCTGCATAATGTCGAAATGACTGAGCATCTTCTGATCTAGAGGAACTTCTCGGTGAGACACGAGGATATCATCAACAGTGATGTTGCCCTCGTCTAGAACGTAGTTCTGGCCAAGTAGTTCAGTGCCTGGGGTATGCTCAACTGGGTCCGTGTCCTCGCCAAAATGGAGGAACTGGTGACTAAATCCTTCAGTTATGCTGCGTGAAGCAACCACATTAGGATCCGGCCTGCCTTGGTTAATACCAGGAACTGAGACGCCAGCGCCGATATTGACGCTGTTCCACAGAATGGTATGCGCCCGGAACGATACCATGACCATGTCCTGAAACATCTGTTCCAGGGCAAGTTCGGCATCGACTCCAGACTTAGCCAAGAACCGTACAGCATTGGAATCTGCCATTGGAGGTTCTCCGAATTAAACAATTTCAAAACCAAACGACGCACTTTGGTCTCGACATTGATCGGAGTTGTCCCAGGCTGCTGCCGGCTCGCGGCGAGTTGTCCTGACGGGCTCGCCTAGAGATGCAAGTTGTCGGCGATCAGTCTGCGGCTGCGATCTGCAATCTCAGCCAGGAGGGCCTTGCTCGGTGTCCATCAAGTTGGCGCCGTGGCAAAGCCTGCCTTTTCGCGGTCCAACTTCTCCAACACCTTGATGGCTAACGACCTCCATGACTTCATGCGGCGGTCGCCATCAGGCACCGGATCACCCCGTTCCTCGAACTGGGCGATCAGCTGGGCCACGTTCAACAAACTATAGTCATTCTTTCTAGAAGTTTCAAAGATTTTTTCCCGAACGTCCTGGTGAACCTCGGATTCCTCCTGCATGGACTTGAGCTGGGCCTTCAATTTCCTGTTCTCGTCGGCTAGATCGTCGGCTGCCGGATTGGCCCCATGCTGCTGGGCGGCATTGATCATGGCCACGGTGAAGGCGGCGTTGTCATTGATCCCCGGACCCTTGGCCCAAGAATGCCCAGTGACCGTATGAACGATCTCGCAGAGGCACTCCGGGACTTCCGGCTTTCCCTCGATCCCCTGCTGTACGGAGTTGGTGAATCGGTAGCTGGAATTCCATCGGTCCAGCTGCTCGAGCTGCTCTTTCGTGGGCTTGAATCTAGGCATAGTGTTTACTCCCTGAAGGTATCCCGCAGGCTCTGTGGAGTGCGGGCGAGACGAAGTACGGCGTTTTGATCACCAGCATTAGCCTTGGCAAAAGTCTTCCAGTAGTCCTCGGCGTCTGTGCAGCCAGCAGAACTGCCAGGCGAAACCGCAGTATCTTCAACGGTCGCTGTAGTTGCTGGCGCTGGCTGGACACCCAAGTCATACAGTATTGATTTCATGGTCTTGATGCAGTACCTAGGGTCTTCCAGAGCCTCCCGAACACCCTTCAGATCTTCGTCGCTGTAGTGCGTAGCAGCGCGATTGATCACCTCATTGAACGTATCCTCGGATCCTCCACACAGCTGAACGCACTGATCCTTGTACTTAGCCTGCGTTGCCTTGATGTCGGATAGGGTGATCTGAGCCATCTGGTTCGCAACGCCCTTGGAGAACCCGACTTTTTGCATCTGAGCGTAGTGGGCATCTGACATCTGCCCATGCTCGTCAAAGTGCCCGAGCACCTCTAGGGGATCCAAACCAGCCTTCCTCATCACGCCTTGGATGTTGTCCTCCTCGGCAACAGAAGGGGCGTCTGGAAGCGTCACCCCAGTCTGCGAGGTTGGGCTCGGTGGCGGCGAGGACGTATCTGAGCTGGCGTCCTGTAAGCCGCTGCTAGGACTGGAGTTAGGCTCCGGCGTAGCGTTCGCGGTGCCGCCTTTACTCTGAGCCCTCTCTAGTCCTTTGTAGAAATTTTCTGCGGCGCCGGCATCGACGAACACCGACCCGATCAGCTGTTGATTATCAGGCAAACCCAAGTTGAACTTGGAGTTGCCTAGCTCCCGAATACCCGCCTCCAATGCCGCCTCGCCATTGAATTTCCCGGCGTAGACCGATGCCGATGCTTCATCTGTCGGAGCATCTGCTGGTGAATCTGCGGTGGCGGTGTCCGTTCCGTCTTCAGCCATAAGTAATCCTCCTTATGCTGCGGCTGCCGGCCCCCCAGGAAGGGCCGGGATTGGTGGTCCCGGTTGAGGCTGTTGGGCTGCGTCTTGCTGGGCAATGACACCTGCGGACTGTATCGCCTGCTGTGCAGTAGCCATCTCGATTGCCTGCCTCTGAGACGCTGCGTTCTCGGCCTCTAGTTGTTCGTTGGTCTTGATTAACCCCGGCTCATTGATCCCGCTCCAGCGTGCCAAGATGTCTGCCATCACCCGAAGGTCGATCTTCTTTTGGAGTTCAGGCCCGAGCTGCTGGACGATCTGAGCATAGGTCAGCATCTGACCCAGCTTGACTTGGGTGGACAGGGCGGCTAGGCCGGTCAGTAACGCAACACGGGTTGCGTGCTCAGGGATCGGCTGGATCAGCTTCTGACTCCTAGCCTGCTCGATGGCCTTCTGGATCAGAGGAATCTGCTGGTCGTCGGCGATTGGGGTGTATGTACCACCGAGAGCGCCCTCCAATTCGAGGGCAATGCGGCGAATCTGCTCGGCAGTTACCCGCTCGCCTCGCGGTTGAATCTCTGATTCGACCATCATGGCCTTCGCTAGGTCACTTCGGATGGCATCGTCAGCGGCCTGCACCACACTGAAGTCGGCAATCTTTTCGATTTTGAGCGTGCCCACATCTTGAATATGGCCGCCAGCTACCTTGCACCTGAAGAACCCACCAGATTGCTGGGTCAGGTCGCTCTCAGTTACTCGACTGCCAAGATCGACACCAAACAGCATCTTCGACGCTAGTCCAGCGTGGTCGAGTTTTGCCCGCCGTAGGGCATTGTGGGACCGCAGGTCTCCCAGCAGCGATTCCACGAACCCACGCCCGTAGTTCTCGCCCGGTGCTAGGTCGAACGCCGTACTAAAGTATGGGCTGAGACGAGGATCATCGTGAGCGATGATGTTGCCATTGACCTCCTGCTCTACCAGCCACCTCTTGCTCAGAGGCTGCCAATTAACCATCGTGTAAATAGTTTGCAGCCGCTTATCGATTGGCATGGATTCATCCATGCTCAGGCCGGTCTTCTCGAACTTGTCAGGCGGCAGGCCCAGCGGGTCAATCTTCTCGGAGATCACATGCAGCAGCACGTCGCCAGCGGAATCCCTCTTCGTGACGTACTGGTCCCGCCGGAAGATCTTCAGCCGCCAATCCGTGGTGAGCTGCTCTAGAACGTCACCCGTGATCATTAGCTGGCTGAGCGCCATGCGTTTTCTGGACCGAAACCCAGATCTACGTCGAGATCTGCGGTCGATATCGATCGACTCGAACTTGGTCTGAATGATCACCGCCTGCTCAAACAGCTCCTGCTCCCACTGCTGGATCTGCGCGAGCCCTCCTGGTACGGAGTCTGGATGGTTTTTGATTTCCGGGTTCAGCTCGAACCGGAACCATTGCTGGGCCGGCGGGTAAAGAGCCAGGAGCAGCCTGCCTTCCAGATTGGCAATGCCGCGAGCACCCAGCGACTGCTCGGTGTCGGGCAGCTGCTGACCTTGGTCGTGGCCGATGGGTGGCTGGATCCAAGGTTTGGTCAGGGCCGCGCATTCACGAGCGGTTCGGAGGGTGTTGTACCTGAAGCCCTCTTGATCGAGGCGGTCAAATGTTTCTTTTATATGGGCCATACTAGGATATGGGAATGGAAACTCCGCTCGATTTGGTCGAGGATATACCAGCAGCAGGTGTGGTCACAGACGCACGTCCGACCCGGCGGGCCTCCTCCATCAGGCGCTTACGCTCGGCCTCTTCCAGATCCATGCGGTTAAATAATCGAGGTGGCTTTCGGATCGCGTCACGAAGTGATTGTGGATTCAGGATGTTGAGAACACCTTCGCCCTCGTCACCCTTGACGCCAAATATTGAGCTTACGGCATCACCCATGCGAAGAACGCCCTCGTCTCTGCTTTTCAGCCTGACGCTGAATAGCGAGTAGTTCATCCACGAGCTGGCGTCTGCCACACTCGCGTGCGATACGAAGTCGTTCCGTCTCGCTGTCCAAAGCCTCTGGATTGAAAAAGGGCCTGATGGGTATACAGCGATCCAGACCAGTCAACAACTCCGATGTGGTGGCGGGCAAACCAGTTGGAAAGATCGGTTCTTCATTAAAAGTGCCCGGCACCGGCGTTTCCTCACTAGGAAAGTATACAGTCTAGCTGGGGAACAAATCAAGGGTGGAATTTCAACTCCCCCAGATCTGAGGGCTCCGGCGACCACAGAGGTGCAGTGCGGGCCAGCCGAGACCCGACCATTCGTCGCGAGTAAGAGGGGTATGCTGGCCCAGCGGAATCGGTATGAACCATCGAAGTGGTCGTTCAGATCCACCTCTTTTGACATCGGCACCAGAACCGCAGCGACCAGATTCCGGTGGGAGGCTAGGTACTTATCCTCATCACCCAGCCAGATCCTGGAGAACGTGGGGTCCATAGCCAATCCGCCAGTTGCGATGGCACAGTGGATGAATGTGGAGTTGGTGATGACCCGCGAGATTCGGCAGATCAACCTCTCTTGCCAGCGGTATTGGCGACCTCCGCTGGAGAAGTAAACGATTGCTTCGTGATCCGTTCGATCGAGGGCGTCCAGCGCATTGCCTTCCCGCCACGCTTCAGCTTTAACTTTCGCCATCCCCACAACTCTATCGTGCCTCCTGCGTCCAGCCACAGCTCGGCCTCCTCGTGACATTCTTCCAAAATCTTGGTTCTGTGTGCAGCCATTCCTGACATGGCGCAGCACTGGACTCCAATGATGCCTGGGTACTCAGACACGTCTAGCGCAATGATGTCGATGAACCCGAACAGGTCTTGCCTGATTCCATGCGGCCCGACATTCCCATTCCATTTTTCCACGATACCGCACGTCCGACCTTCGTTTCTCATCTGCCTAAGTGTTCGTTGTGTCGGAGTCATGTGAATCAACTTCCTTGACAAAAAACCTCCCAGGCCATTCGCTGCCTCGATTCAACAGGATGGTCTGGGAGGCGGGATCAGTGACCAGAACGCCTGGTCACGCCGATGACTGATTTTATATTTACATTCATTTGCCAACGCTCTTGAGTACATGCAACCGTCCTCGTTCGCGAAGCCGTTGCCTGACCCAACTGCGACGGTTGGCCCACGAGTTTGCAACACCTATGTTGAGCAACATTCTTCGGCCATAGTACGCAGCTGGCAATCCATCTTGCCGCACATACCTCTGAATAGTTCTCTCACTTAAACCCCAATGCGTGGCTAGATCTCTAGGTCTCAACCAAAGCGGTAGAGATTTCACTCGTCCTCCACTTCTATATCAGCAGAATGAAACGCTCGCATGCGTTCCTCCGACGCCAGTCGCAACAAGCCTATCTGCTTGATGTACGAACCACGCGCATAGAGTTTGAAGTTGTGCGGTCCGTCCTCGTGGATAAACACGAGAGTCTCTTCCTCGATGCGATCAGCGACTTCATCCACCAGCTGCTGCGTCGTAGCGAATTTTAAGTTTGGACCTGGATCTGAATTAGAATTCATCGTTAACCCTCGGCGTTATTTTTCTTAAACGAGTTCCATATTCTTTCCAGAACATCCTGTTGACGTTCAGACATCGTCCATCCGCTTCCACCTTTGCGGTGTTGTTTGGCAACGGATGTCACGAACTCTTTCTCCCAGTCAGTTAGACCCGTTTGGGAAGATTGAGAAATTTCTTCGAGCATTTGAAAAGGTGATTGTATTTCGCTCACTTTCGTAGCACTCCTTATGTTGCGCCCACGATTCTGGCGCTAAAATATGAAACGAAATCGGTGCCATACGTCGGCGTAGTTGGTCGTAGCCTTTAATCCATTCAATAACTTTTAATGGAAGCAGTCGTGTCTCACCAATCGGTGCGCGGTGCCCGTCGTCAGTAAGCGGCCAGAAGTGAGACACGCCGACCGCTACCTTCCTTCCAAGTGTACGGCTGATGGCTGTAGACGCAGGGCAGTTGTCGTAGCAGTCGCCTCCATCCGTGATGTCCTTCGCGGTTATTTTGACGTGGAATGGTGTCACATTAAATCTCCTTATGCGTACAGAACACCTAGTCCAATCAATCGTCCCCACCCACATCCACCACCCCGCCGAGAACCAACTGAGCCACTTTGGCCTCTGGCCAACCCCGCTCCAGTATCTCGGCGTATTTTCTATGGCGGTCGGCAGACACTGTTTCTGGGCCGAAGTGCATGGACACGGCACGGTGATATTCTGTGACCACTCGAACATCCGACCAACTGTCCATTTCTCCCCCGGCCTGACGCCTGATCGAATCCGCGAACGATTCATGGCACTCCTCAGAAAACGTAACATGGGGCCGATCCTCGGGTGGCCTCAACAGGCGGTCGATCTCGTACATGGTGGGAGCGAACTTCGAGCCGTGTAGCTTGTGGCCTTCCAACGCCGATGACACTGCGTGCAGCTCAAAGCGTCCAAAGGATCGCCTCCAGAGGTTGAGGTTTTGCTCCGTCCACTCCTTGCTCGTTGGCCACAGACCCTTGAGCGTCTTGACCACCCTCGTCCATTCAGAGTCATTCATCTTGGTGCTCCTTGGATAGCGTCATTCCGTGTCCCGCCAACATTACCTTGATCTCCTTCAGTGTCGTTCTGCCTAGATTCCTCGTAGCCAGCAACCGGCGTTCGTTGAGCTGAGAAGCATCGCCAATCGTCCTGGCTCCCATTATCCGCAATAATTTCTTGGCGCGAGTAGACAAGCGAGACTCCGAGATCCTGACCTTATTCGCGTGATCCTCGAACACGCCCTCCCACTCTCCGCACCAGCATCTCCTCGATTTAACTGGAGGCCAGATCGCGACGTTGATCTTCGTCCCATCTCTGTAGCTATCCTGCTGGACGATATATACGGGCGAGCGTCGGTGACATTCGCGAGACGCCGACTCGAAGTACCGACAATTACCGCAGCACTCGTGATCATTCATCTTGGTGCTCCTGAGTCTGAGACTCTAGTTCTCGAATGTGCCTGTCGATCGCCGACTCGCCAGACTGAGCTGCGGCCTGCACGCCCGGCTCGAAGATCCCGGTCCAGCCTTGGGTGATGCTGTGCCCAATAGCGGCGACCGCACGGTCGGCACCCATCTTGGCTAGTTCTTTGAGCTGCCGCCTGACCGCTGTCGGGGTCAGTGTCTGTCGCTTCTCAGTACGATGCCTCTGCCACTCGGACCAAATGACCTTGAACTCCGGCGAGTCCAATTCCGCGGGGATGTCCGGCAGATCGACGACCCCTGCCTTCTTCTTCCTCTTCTTCGAGGGGGTAGGGGGAGTATTACTCTTCTCTTCTCTTCTCTTCTCTGGTGACGCTCTTGTGACGCTGGGAGCGTCACGCCATGCCTCGGTCCTCTTCTTAGTTAAAGATCTACGCTT